GATTTTGCTCAGTTCCTTATCGCTGGCCGTGTCAGTCAGAGCGGGCGCATTGGTCTTCTTATCGGCGGCCATGGTGACAGCCTTTTCTTTAATCTGCGCTTCCTTCTGCGCATCAGCTTCGACAGCTTTCAGATGTTCCTGGGCGTACATAGCATCCAGCTTTTCCTTATCCTTCTGATAGTTCGCATTGAAGGCCTTGGACTCATTCAATTTTTCGCATTCTTTTTTAAACTTACGGTCTGTCAGCTCGACCTGCGTTGCCGTAGACTGGGCATAACTGTCATCAATCTGCTGATGGGTCTGGAGTGCCTGGTCAGCCATCTTCTTGCGATAATTGACCATACGCTGAGCAAAATCGTTACTACCCGTTCCACCGGCCCCTTGAGCCTTGACCTGATTGTAGTTAGATTGAATCTCGGCAGCATATTCCGCCTTATCGCTGCCACCGTAATAGTCAGCTACGCCAGCCCATACATCACCGCCATTGGCGTTGATTTTATCCTGTAACATGGCTGCCCCGGCCAAGGCATTAGAATAAACGTTGCTCTGGTAATCAGGGTATAAGTCGCTAATCTTCACGCGGCCGCCATTGCCATCGGCAACGTCCTGGTCTCCGCTGAGGACCTGCATCATACCGCCGCCATTGCCACCATCCATCGAAATGCCGCTGACTGTATTGCCGCCACTTTCTTTCATGGTCAAGGCTAACAGCAGCGCCGGATCCTGATTGTAGGCTGAAGCCGCGGCCTTGATGGCCTGCGTATAAACGCTTTGGTCCCAGTTGAATTGAGGCTGACGTGCTTGATGTCCACCAGTATCTGAGAAGCCGGCATATTCGGCCATATTAATATAGCCATAGACATCAAAAGCCTGACGATGGTCCGTGCTATAGTGCGTAGACACGCCAGCACTGCCACCAGCGGCATAATAACCAGTACCGTTTCCATCAATCATGATGACATGTCCAGTGGGGTCACCTTCACCGTCATTCGTGATGGCCACGTCACCAGGTCGGGGAGTATACCCAGAACTTGCCGGATGAAAAGCACCCCCTGCATTTTGAGCCCAGTAATCTGCATTAGGACCTAAATCCCAGGCATTCGATACACCAGCATTCGACCAAGCATTTTCAATGTATGTCGTGCAAACAACTTGGCCATCACCCGTGCCATATGGCAGTCGACTAAGCGCCTGAGCGTTATAAATGGCCCCAGCTCGCGGGTCGTAAGAGCCTGCACTTGCGCTACTGCCAGACGCTACGCTACTACCGCCAGTACTTCCACCACCACCAAATTGCCCGAATGTAGGCATCGTGTAGTCCGTGTCATCGGATACTTTCGGCGGATTATCATGGATGGCCTGCGCTGCCTGACGCTTGGCTTTTTCTTCAGACGTCATGCCACTGCCGGCGTTACTCATGGCGTTATTTGTCTGAAAAATCTTTTGGATGAGGCTTTGCAGCCAGCCGATAGCGGTCTTCACAAAGCTGCGGATAGTTTCCAGCCCGCTCTTGGCCCAGTCTGGCAGGATTGAGTTGGCCATATCCCCCAGGGCGTCGGCCACGCGGCTCAGCGCCGATGAAACGCCATCATACAGCCAGTTAAACGCGGCAATGCCTGCCGTAATGGTATTGGCAATGACGGTCAAGAACAACGACAAGGCCGCAACGACGACGTTGATGACTGCGATAATAACATAAATAGCTGCCGTAAATACCGTAGCCAACAAGGTAATCAGAGGCGCAGCGGCAGAAACTAGATTACTGATAGCCTGCCCTAATTCACCCCATAATTGTTTCAACGCAGTGCCGGCCATATTCACGGCTTTCATCGTCCCAGGTACGACGTTCAGGAAGTCCGTCAGATTATGACCCGATGCGACAAAGGCGGCAATAGCGACGCCAACAGCGGCAACAACCAGGCCAAGCGGACCGAAAGCCAGTACCAATCGGCCAATGCCAGAAACGACTTGCGGCAGTGACGTAATCGCCCCTTTGAGACTACCTGCAAAACTCAGCAAACCTGTTCCCGCAGATACAGCCCCGGTCTTCATCAACGTAAAGCTAGTAGTTGCGGCTGCCATACCTGGAGGAATCGTAGCCAATGCATTTTTCAAAGTGTTGAGGCCTGTCAGAAAAGATCCAGCCAGCGGAGCAGCGGCCAGTTTTGCATTGAGAGCGAATGATTGCAGTGCTGGAATCGTTGCTACTGTAAGGGTCGTTGCAAGGCCCGCCGCGGCAACTTCCACTTCAGGCGGAATCATCTGCGACAAGGCTTCGCCAATACCTTGATTTTTTACGAGATTAGCAAACTGCTGTAAGCTATCTCCCAAAGAGGAAAAAAGATCCGGTAAATTCAAGGCATCCGAAATCTGTTGGCCGACGGCAATAGCAGACTGACTGAGGCCGTCCATCATATTTGACCACGTGCCTGTAATCGTCTGTGCCTGCTGGTCCATCATACCGCCAAACTTCTCTTCCATGCCACCGACGAGGGCCTGTAAGCCTGTCTGAGCGTCGACAGCCCCCTTGCTTACCATGTCCATAGCTTGCGGGACAGATGTACCAATTTTATCGGCCAGCATCTGCCAGGCAGGAATCCCGGCTTCTGTCAGCTGCAGCATTTCATCACTCTGGACTTTCGATTTTGCCGCCATCTGACCCAGAGCCAGGGTAATCCGGTCAATCCCTTCTTTTCCCAGCCCTACGCCGGCGGCGGCATCGCCAACCGCTTTCAATGTCGGGATGATTTGTTCTGCTGTAAAACCAAAGGCCAGGAATTTCTGCGAAGCCGCGGCCACATCATTGAATTCAAAAGGCGTTTTGGCCGCAAAGTCCTGTAACTGGCCGAGCAGGTTCTTGGCCCGCTCTGCACTACCCAACATATTCGTCATAGCCGCCTGGACCTGCTGGAAGTTCCCGGCCGCCTGGACGGCTTTGACGCCTAATGCACCGAGGGAAGCGGCTACCCCCGCAATACTCATGACAGCGGCCTTCGACGCCGATAACGTTTCTTCTCCCAATGCAGATTTTAACTCGGCCTTCGTAGCCGACAATTCCCTGCGAAGCTCGGAGCTATTCGCCCCAATCTTGACCAAGATACTCGTCACTGTCGCCATCAACCCCCGCCTCCTCTCGTTGACTCTTGAATGATTCTAAAAACGCCTTGCGTTCACGTTCCCGTTCGCCGTCTGTCTTTTCATGCAGGAACGGCCGGGCCAATTCTTTGGCCGGTACGGGATGTTTTGTGTGAACACTTATCATGTTGCTAACGAACCAGGCCGTCGTAAACGCCTGGTCTTCCCGGCGCACCTGGTAGCCATCAATGAGCTTGCTTAGCTCCATGGGAGACAACCGATAGAATTCCCATGGCTTGAGTCCTAAGGGGCCATAAGCCTGCGATTCTGCCCACTCCAGCCACTCATAAAAAGACGGGGGCGGCTTGTCGCTGGCTCCCTCCGCCTCTAATCTTTTTTTTCGTCAGCTACGTCCTGCCGGGCTTTCTCCGTCAACTCTTCCGGGAAAGCGCCATAATACGCGGCCTTGCCAAGGATGCCACTGCCGGCGATGGCTTTAACGGCCGGAATATAGAAATCTTCTTCCAGGCTCTTGCCCTGGTCAAGCAATTCCTGGATGCGTTCTGCGTACCACAGTTCATTGTGCTTCTTATGATGGGCCAGGCCAATCATGAAGATCTTCGTCAGGACATTCAGGTTCAATTCATTCCTGCTGACGATAGTACTGATGCCTTCGCCGCAAGCCTGTTCCAACTGCATCAGACGGGCAATATTGAAGTACATATATTGCCCGTCACCGAACAAATCAAAAGGGACTTTCTTCATGGTTCAATCCTCCTTACGCACCGGGTGTTGTTAATTCAGACAACGGACCATTACCGGACAACGTACCTTTAATCGTGGCAGCATCGTCGTATTTCGTCGACAGGCTGAAATCAGTAACAGCCGCCCAGCCGGTACGATATTTCTTATCCGGATATTCAAACTTGACATGGACCAGCTGGCCATCATTGAAAGCATCTTCGAGGAACTGAGAGCCGGCATCGTTCAAAATGACGACAGATTCCAGGTCAATACTCCATTCGCGGAGCCCGGCCAGCGAAGACTTCCAACCACCAGACGTTTTATTGCTGGCGTCAATGGAATCGGCCTTACGCGTCAAATCACCACTGCGCTGACCACCCAGCAAGGTCCAGGTCGGCGTAGCTTCCGTTTCGCCCGTATTCAGGTAAATCAGGTAATCCTTGCCGGCGGTAGCTACAGAGCCGGTATTCGTCGGTGTTGCATATTTACGTGCCATATAAGCACCCTCCTATTCTGTATACGTAACTGTGAACTGGAAAATGGCCAGGCCGATGTTCGTCATCCCTGCCGGTGTAGCAAATAAGATCTTATCGACGTTACTGCTTTCGGCCCAGCCATCAATTGTTTCGTTTTCACGCAGCACTTCATCAACTTCCATGGCAAAGTCTTCGATATACTGCGCATCTGTCTCTTTCCCTTTCGGGTTTGGTGAGATAATTTCAATCGTGAAGACAGCCGAAGCCTGGCGCTTCCCTTTGCTGAATGGCTCGTAAGTAATCGAGTCACAGCAGATATACCCGGTCAGCTCCTTCGGATACGCCGGGCCAGATACGGCATTCAGCCATACCATATCAGGGAATTCATCTTTCAAAATCTCACAGATTTCATTGGCAATCTGACGGAATCGGTTCATCATGCACGGGATAAGCGGATTACCCCGACGCCCCCTTTCCCGCTGCCATCAATGCCGTCGACAGCAAAGTCAGCATAAGTCAGCCGGCTTTCCAGGTCTTTTGCCATCTGGACGTACATCTTATATTTCTGGAAATAAATATCTTCAGAACGGCTACCATCAACCATGACCGTCGTATCCGAGCCAACCATAGAGGCGGCACATTCCCGGCAGGCCACCGCTTTTCCCAGCTGTTTAATGGCCAGGCGCGGCGGCAGTTGAATATCAGCGTCAGACAGGCTGAAAGAAGCGGCTAAACGATGAAGGTAATCATTGGCATAGTCGACGTCACAGTCTCTGCACGTTAGGATGTTGTCTGTAATATCTGCTAATGTAATGAATTCCATCATTTTACCTCCTCAAAAACCCGTCGGACAGCATTTTCAAACCGGCCGATGATTTGCCGTTTATTGGCGTTGGCTGCATTAAAGATGAAGGGGTCCCGTTTGGTTCCCGGATGATAAACTCGTTTCGCAAAAACGAATTTGCCGCCGGCAGTCCAGCGCAGAGCCAATTTCCGTTTCGGCGTAATGACATGCTTCGGCGTCCCCTGGTGCAGGTAAATGGTAACCTTGCGAGTCGTCCCGACTGTACCCACCCAGGTATCCCCACTGAACTGTACGTTGGATTCAATGGATCGCTCAGCCTCACCAGAACGCGTAACAAATTTATGTTTCTCACGGGCTGTCCGCTGAACGTCACGGACCGATGACAACATAGCCGAACGAAGCTGTTGCCGCGCGCCTCTGGAAATGCGGTCCAGCCTGGAAATAGCTTCATCCAGGCCCTGGACCTCAATCTTCAATTCCATTGGCTTACGCGCCGGCAGTCGGGTTTGCCGTCATGCAGGCCAAGGCGTTCGGCTGCACGACCTGAGCCCCATAAACGAACAACCCTTTAATAGCATCACAGAAGGATTTTTCGGGCCGGAAGGCTTCCGTCTTGGTGACCTGGGATGCAAAGGAAATGGCATCTGTTGTGCCGGCCAGGATTTTGTACTTCGCATTGGCCGTATTCGGGACGTTGTTGGACTGATAAATATTGAATCCGGCCGCCGTGCCGATAAACCCATTGGACAGGACGGCGTCAGTCTTGGCCGTACCAGCGGCAACGAAGCGTTCGTCTTTAAGCATCAGGCCATAGAACCAGGACGGGACGACGACGAAGCGGCCGTCTGCCCGGACGTTCTTATCATCTAATGCACATTTGAGGTCGACCAAGGATTCGTAGGCCTGTGCTGCTGTAGTCAATGCCAGCGGCGTGGTATCCGAACCAAGGCCTTGCGTTACGCCGGCTTTCTTGTAGAAGCTGGCAATATACTGATCCACGACATCGCGGACGCCATAAGAAGCGCGCTGCATGGCCGTATCAATCAAGTTGACATTGGCCTGAGCGGCATCGACATCATCGACCTTGAAAGCAAAGTATTTCTGTTGGTCGATTTTGAGCTGGGTCGGCGTGCCATCGACGTCATCCAGTGTGATGTCTTCCGTCTTTTTGTAGTCCTTGATAGCAATATCGCCAATCTGATTGATAATAACCGTATCGCCGGCCTGGGAAATGTCGCCTTCGTAATCACGGTTGCATAAGTTGCCGTAAATCAAGGCTTTATCTAGATGTGCCAGCAATCTGGCTTCCCAAATCGTAGGAATAAATGTGGTGATTGCCATTATTCTTTCACTCCTTTACTGATATCCGCCCAGTGCTCATTGATTTCGGCCCTGGACATGTCTTTTAAATCATCCATCGTATACGCCTTGCCGCTGGAGCCGCTACCGCCAGACGAGCCACTGCCCGAGTGACTGTCATTTTTTACGGCCCAAGGATTTGCACTAAGCCAGCCTTTGACGCCATCTGCAACCGCAAGCTCCTTATCCCCATCTTTATAGACAAGGCTGCCATCATCTTTGGCACTAATGTTGCTAAGCAACACCTGTGCAAAGACATCTGGTTTAACGGCCTTGCCATCTGTAAGGGCAGCCATGACTTGAGATTTCATGACGGACTGGATGCGCTTTGCCTTTTCTTCGGCAGCTTTCTTTTCACTGGCCGTATACTTATCAGTCAAATCCTTGACCTGTTTCTGTAATGTTTCCATCTGCGTCCCCATTTCCTGAGGGTCTCCACCTAACTGCTGGAGGACGGACAAGGTCGTCGCTAAATTTTTGATAGAATCGTCGACATTATCGCCATCACGCAAGCCAAGGGCGTCCAGCACCTTGTTCCGAGATATACGATTATTGGCCGCTTCACTGCGTACTTTGCTGATCTCGGTCTGCAAGTCAGCCACCATAGAGCCGCCGTTTTCGATTTTTCCTAAAGCTTCAAAAATTTGCTGTAATGTGTAAGCCATTTTGTACCTCCTGGGTATAAAAAAAGAACCGTTCTTTTACGTCTGCGGTCCGCGTCTGGCGGCGAAAAGACAAGATATAAAATTGCAACAAAAAAGCGCCTACGTGATTCCAATATCATTTGACCAATTACGCATATATTGGCGCCAGTCGGCTCGCCCCTGTTCCCAGGCATGGGCCCCGTCGATACCCAGCAAATGACAGCGTTTCTGATGAGACTGCCGCTTAAGATAGGCATCACCGCCATCCTTGATTTGATCGCGCTGCCGGCTCATGTTGATTTCAGTCACATAGACCAGCGACAGATGACAGAGGCAATGCGGATGAACCGGCAGTATAGGAGTCTTATCTTTCGGAAAGATTCCCGGACCCAAGCCCCAAAGGTTTGCCTGCGCGTACAGGTCGCAGATGTCGTAATGAGGATGACGACTGGACAGCGTCCACTTGTAAGCGGCAACATCATCGTCCGTATCGTAACGGGCATGGAAGCCATCAGCCCAGGCACGGGCCGCTTCTGTCCGGGCGATACGTTCGGCCACGTAACGGCTCTTTTCTTCCAGAGCCACATGAACAGCCCTGTCCAACGCCTTTTCGCTTCCATCGGCCACGGCGTTCAATAACTCGCTGTACGCCGTTCTAAGGGCTTGGTTTGGGGCGCCATGTTCTCCTATCAGCGCCACTTGTCGGCGGGCTCTGCGGACGAGCTGGCGCATCTGTGCCCCATCTGCGGCAGTCAGTTCCGACCGCCTGGCAAAATTCACAATATCCTGCAAATACTTCGGCATTTCCTGCCGCCTGACGACTGCCTGCCCACTGCGGTATCCATCGTACAAATTCCGGGCCGCCTGCATGGCATGACGGTTCTGTTTCAGCTGGTTCTTGATGGTCCCGACGACACGGGCACGCATTTCCTTATCAGCGCCATGGAGTTTCTTCGACAAGGTCATTCCTGACGCATCCCAGGCTTCTTCGAGTTGCGAAGGGAGCAGAGGGATGGTCTGGCCATAGCCGGCTTCACACGCTTCTTTTACAGCCTGTCTGACAGCATCCATGAAGACATCGCTGATTTTGTAGGTAAGCCAGGCCTGTTCTACAACAGCCTTGACATCCCCATCTTCATCCAAGTTGTCGATGACGTAAAGGGCAACGGCGTCAACGGCCCGCTGGAATACCTGGCTAAACCGCTTCAAAATTCCCGAAATAGGGCTTTTCATCAAGCATCACTCCCGTCAGGCTTGTCCTCGCCTGGCTTAGGTGTTGGTGGCTCTTCTGGCGGTCCTTCAGGGGCCGTCGGCTCTGCATTCGTCTTATCTTCCTCTGACTTCTGCATCTGCTCAACGAGTTCATCGAAGCGCTCGTCAGGAATGTCTGGGCAATAAGCTGCCATAACTTTCTTGAGCACTTCTTCCCGCAAGCCGTCTGTCAAATCCATGTCCAGGACCATCTGCGCCTGAGTCAATTCATTGGCCACATCGACGATACCAAAGTCATCGGGGTACGTTACGGTATACTCAATATCACTGTTCAGCCACTTGGCCACGACTCCCATAACGGCCTCTTCGGCTCTGGCACACTGTAATGAGAAGTTGGCCAACTGCTGATTTGTCCGTTCAAATTCCCACTGCCTTGCGATACCGCTATTGTTGTTCTGCGACGTATTGATGACGAAGGACAAGTTGGCCATACGATACATTTCCTGAATGAGCGACGCAATCTGGTTCTGCAGGACCGTCGCCGGATCAGACGGCGGGGCGATGAATGCCGGCGCATGACTGCAGTCCGGGTTATACCCCAACGCGTTGTTCGTTCCGACGACCAGGTCATTGACGTCCAGTGACGGAATTGTCAATAGCGGGAACGTTTGGTTCCGCAAAATTTCACCCAACCAGGAACAATGATTGTACAAGGCTTTGGCCGTCCGGGCAATCGGCAGCAGGTCCGGCACCGGGCGCATCGTCTTCTGCTCCAGCATCCGCGAAAAGAGAGGTACTACTGGCACACAGCCAAGACCATGCTTGCCAGATGACTTCATGAGTTCATCGCCCCAGACTTCCCAGCGCTTCCGGTCATAATAAACGTACCGATATTGAGGCGCGCCGTCCTTGATACTGGCGATTTCCTGAAATTGGATGTACAGTAAAGCGCCCGTCTTATCAATACCATACTCCACCAAATCCTGTGGTCCCAGGACATAAGCAAAGGGGAATTCCCGCTGCTGTAGCATTTCGGCCAGCGTCCGCGCCTGTAGCTCACGGACATTGTCGATGACAATGAACGACACGCCGTAGACTTTGGCCATGATGGCGGCCCGCTTCATGAACATATGGATGTCGGTGCCACTGGTATCCACGTCTTTCAAGAATTCCTTGATGGTCGGGGCCGCCGGCCCGGAATAGTCACGTAATGGCTGCCTTTTAAAAATAGGATCTACCAGGGCGTTGACGATAGGGCTGAAGTAATTCAAGTAGTATGCGTTTTTCTGGCGGAAGCGGTAATCGTCATCTGCTTCCCGTTTGTGCTTGTTCAGGTACTGGCCCGTTTCAAAGCCGCCGGACCCATAATAAGCGTCTTTAAGCAGCGTGTAATCCATAAAAGCTCCCTCCTAAAAATTAACGCGCCGGGATACGATTTTATCTCGGTTCATGATTTCAGACAGCCCATAGCGTACCGCGTCGATACTATGATTATTGGCATCTGGGTAAGCGCTGACGAACTGACCGTCTTTGTTGCGGTCGTACTCGTAAGTGACGAATTCTTTGTACGTATTCGGGCAACGCCGCTTGTCGATGTAGATATGCGCGCGGTTCTGAAGCCAGCGCATCCCGAAGTCTATACTGTCCGGACCTTTGCGGGCGCCAGAAATGCGAAGCCCATAATCGCTCATTTCGGCAATGCTCTTCGGTTCGGCTGCATCGGCCAGGATGCGTCCGCCGTTAATGCGAAGCTTGATGGCCTTAGCCGCCTGGCTGTTCGTCATCTTCTGCCTATACAGCTCATCAAATATATACAAATCTTCTCGTTTTGCGTCGTAGTACATAGCGACATAAGCCAGCGGGTCCACGGCAAAGCCGAAGTCCAGGCCGTAGTACAACCTGTCAAAATTTCCGACAAGTTCGTTGCTCATGGCCATGTCTTCAACGTTCTCAAAGACAACGCCGCCGGTGCCTGTAACTTCGCCTAAGTACTCATGACGATAGGCTGTTTCATTGCGTTCCTTGAGTTTCTCTGCATCTTCAAAGAAGCGGTCTCCCAGCCATTCCCTGGGTACGCCAAGATATGTCGAATGATGGACCAGCCTGTCTGGATCATCAAAGAGTTTTTCTTCGTTGACCCAGTTGTTTTGCGACTTCGGCGGGTTGAATGAACAGAACTCCCAGAAGACAGGACCGCCGCGCAGCAGTGACTGGTTGAGGTTGCGGATTTCTTCCATACCGCTGAACTGGTCCAGTTCTTCTATCCAACAAATACCGACATAACCGAACGGCAGTTTGATGGATTTGATTTTCTGCGGGTCGTCGACGCCGAAGAATAGTATCTTCTGGCCGGTCTTCTTGTACGTAATCTCATGAGGAGACGTCTTGAAGCGGAATTTATCCGTTAACCCCAGGGCATCAATGCCCCACTGCATTTGAGGGTAGACGCTGTTCTTGATGGTATTACCAATCTTTCGTAGTACAACAGCATGACATTCAGGATTTTTGATAATAAGCTGCGGAATCTCGACACTGACATCCGACGACTTCGTAGATCCGCGGCCACCTTCCAGCCAATAATAGGTGTGGCCATGCTGCTTTATATCCTGATGTAAGTCCCAGAAGTGAGGCGCTATGATATCACTCAGTCTGATGGTCTTCATATTCCGCTCCTATATCATCAATAATCTGGACGTCGTTATCGTCATCCTGCCCAGCGTCCTTCAATTCCTGTTCCAGCTTGGCCAGCTTTAACTGCTGCTCTTTCGCATCCATATCGGACGGGTATCGCTTCAGCAAATTTTCCGCCGCCTTGATACGGTCGCGGACAGACGCCCGCGTTTCTACCAGACTGGCCTTGCTGCATCCATCGCCTGTGCCTTCCACGACAATCTGCTCATCCTTGACTTCACCGCGCAGCGTCGCCGTCAGGAACTTTAGGACCTCATCGGCCTTCGCGATACGCTTGTCTTCCAACGCTTTGAGCCTGGCAGTGATAGCGGCCTTGATTGTAGTATTTTGTAGTAGTTTTGAAGCGTTAGTATTTATGTATTTCTCACTATATCCGGCCCGCCGTGCCGATTCCGTGGCATTCCCGGTCTCAATATAATAATCAATAAATCGCTTCTGTTTCTCTGTCAGCTTCACTACATGCTCACCACCATCCTTATATTTAAATATATATTGAAATTTAGTACGAAATATCACTCTATTTTTTTGTAAAAATCACATTATATTTTTTTAGTTTAGTTTGTAAAATATTTATTCATTTTTGTAATTTGACTAACATACCCTAATGAGCTATATTATAAGTGAACTTATGGTCCCCATGTGGTTACCAATCCGTACTTGATTGTTCCCAGCTTTCAAGTACGGGGAAAAAGAGTCTACGAAGGCAAAGCTCGTCTGTCTCCGCAGGCTCTTTTTTGTTGATAAAATACCCTGTTTAATGATAAAATATCTTTAGTCATCTCTGTTCTCCCTGAGTTCACAACGAAGGGAGGTGAACACATGGGGAAAGATAAGTTCGGCGTCTACATCCTGCGGGCGTCTTTTACCGATAAGAACGGCGTGAAACATTACGCTCGGAATTACGGTAAAAAGTGTTTTAAAATCTACATACACAAGAATTAATTTTCTTGTATACTTAACACCTTTCAGGATGGAGATGACACTCAGAGGCAACTGGGAATTGCTTCTGTATAAAGGTCTTGGCTCGAAATACAGCCGAGGCCTTTTTTTTCTTATCCAGTACCAAAAAGAGACCCGTCACCCTGTCCGGCTATTCACCAAACACGGACAACTAAGTCCCTATGTATGCAATTTGGCGGAAATGGAAGGACTCGAACCTTCAACAGATGGTTTTGGAGACCACTACTCTACCAATTGAGCTACTCCGCCGTGCAGCGGCGCATGAGCAAGCGCGCCGCAGTTGAAACAAGGAGGCGTGTACCTGTGACAGTGTGTGGGCCGAGAACACAGCATGACCGCCATCAGGCTGTATTCCTTCGGCCCCTCTTTTCACGATTTCATTATACCGCACTTTTTTGCCTTTTTCATTCGCGGGATATTTCCCAAATAAAAGTTATCCACAATCTATCCACAAAACGCCTAATCAATAAAAACAAATCGTGTTTGTATGGGCATGGCCCGTAGTCCAAAGTAACGGTTGGCCAGTTCCTGCAAGGCGCCTTTGCCGTGTTTGAAACAGAAGGACGTGCTGGCATTGACCATCTTGGCCGTCCATTCCCAGCTCTTCGCGCCGTCGATGTAGTAGATCTCTAAAATCTTCTGGTCCGTTTCATCCAGTTCGTGGAAGCATTTCGCCAGGCGGTCCATGCGTGTCTTGATGTCCTTGACGTTCTGCTGCAGTCGCTTCCGTTCGTCCTTGAGCTGTTCATGCCGAAGGTAGTCCGATTCTTGCGGACTCGTCCCGTCACCGCCGCCACAACCGCCGGCACCCGACAAAGCCGGCACTTTCGGGACCGGCTCTTCATCGAGTGTCCAGGTAATATCGTCGATACGCATTTCCATGTCTTTGATGTAGTCCGTAAAGGCAACATAGTTTAGCAGATAATTGGTAATAATCAGAACATAATCATTATGACCTTGAACGATTGACATTGAACTACCTCCCTTTAAAAGCACGACGGAACGCCTCTTCGGCTTCGTCTTTACGATGAGCGGAACAATCCCGCTCGTTTTTGCACTTCCGCACAAACTGCCCGAACTCGTCCGGGAACCAGTAGAAGTCCCCGTCGTCCAGAAGCCGCCCGCAGAATGCGCAGCGGCTCCGGACTTCCTGGGACTCCGGCCGACGAGTCCATGGCGTGTGTGACGGCTCTTTCTTTCGTCGTCTATTTTTGCGTCCCACGCCCTTACTCCTCCCGTCTATGTGTAATTTGCCGCAAATAGAATCTAAATGCTATAGCGGCGAAACTAAAACGTTTTATTTGCCACCTTTATAGCGATACCCGCGGACCGCTTTCCGTTTTGCGTGACGGACCCTGCTTTTTACGGCGTGATTCCGACAGGAACGCTGCCAGCCCCTCACCCCATAGTAGCGCTTCGTCCCTCCGGGTACTGACTTCCACCAAAGGTCGACTACCGAAATGATACGTTTAGCCAGATAAGGCTCTACTTTGATAGGTTTCAAGCTAATGGAGCCAAAATCAATTTTAATCTTCATACCCATGACCTGCCTTTCGTTTAAACCGCAATACCGGCGGGCAATGCTTGCCCCACTGGTGATTATTCAAATCCCGCTGGCCTTGTTTCGATTTCCATGGAAATTGCCGTTTCTGCCGTTGCTTCTGGTAGTACTGCCGTTCTTCTTCCGTCATCTGCCGGCAGTGTACCGGTCCGGGTGCATACCAATCATCCATCGTAATCCCTCCTACTGTGAGCAATAAATAAGTGCTGCCGTGAAGGCAATCCAGAATACCACACAGTATATGGCAATCAGCCTCCACGTAATGACCTTCGTCCGATTGATTTCTATCATCCTTTCCCTCCCAGCTTTCCCTGCTGCAGTTCACGCTGCGGGACGACATGGCCTTTCTGATCTTCTTCCCGCAGCCGTTTCAGCAGAGGTAATAATAAATTCACATAATCGTTCAGCGGTTCCTTCGTTTCGTTATACTGGTCGATACTATTCCAGCCATGACCGCCGATGATGGGCCGGATGACATAGCCATAGTCGTCATCCTTGACCAGCTCACAGCCATTGGCCCGCAGCACACAAAGGATCGTCGCGAAGTCGCTGTCCAGGAAGGCCGCCTGTAAGAGCAGCCAGGCCCATTGCCAGCGGTCCGACGGGTGGTATCTCTCGAAGTCGTCAGGATATTCCTCGACGGGCCAGTTTTCCGGCTTCCTGGCATTTTCCACATGCTGGACGATGTTTTCTACCAGGCCCTTGATGTCCGGATCCCGCTGCAAGAGCTGGGCATGAGGCGTTTCCATGGCCTCCAGGACTTCACGGAACGCCGACCGGGCCCGGGCAATCATTTCATTCCGTCCCATAGGCGCCTCCTAATCGTCGTCCAGCGGCTCGATCTGGACATAGATGCCGGACTGCGGCGCGTAGAACTTCTGGATACATTCCGATGCGACCTGGGCGTCATCCCGCCAGAAGCCCAGCGACGTCAGGACGTCTTTGAGCATCTTGACCAGGTTATCCGTGTCGGGCTTTGTCGCCTTCCAGGTTCCTTCCGGGTGCAGTTTCGTCGGCGGGTACAGCCATTTCGTCGTCAAGGCTACGGGCCCCATGATAGGCTGGTCCGGCCGAAACTTGGTAAAGCTGGCCATGAACAGGGCCCGCGTTTCCTTGACGGCCGGCGGCTCGTAGGTATGGGGCTTGCCATCACGCCCGACGACGAGCTTCTTCATCTGATGCGTCGCCGACGGAATCCGCTGCATAGGCACGAAGAAATGAATTATGTCTTTATCTGTCATCATGATTTCTCCTTTCCAAAGCGTCCAGGTCCCATTCATAGGGACGACCGCCAAGTTCATGGACCCCCAGTAGGCATTTAAAATATGTATCCATATCATAAAGGGGGCAGTCATTGCAGTCTGGGAATGAAGCACACGCTGTTATTACGTACATCATAGGAAGTAAAATTAGGTTGTCTTTTCTATTCATTTCTGATGGCTCCGATAATATCATTTTTTCTACTCCTTTCGTCGCCGCATGGTCCTGGTTCAGGGACCACAAATAGGAATAGGGACAAGGGGCACTTTCAGCCCCCTTGTTCCCCTATTTGTTGTCCCAAGGACCCACACGGATTTATACACAGGGACATTTATTATATATAAGTTAAATGTCCGTCCTTTTGCCCCTATATTTATACGGACTTTAAATTTAAATGTCTGCATAAAGATGTTTTGTTATACATCGGGGACATTAAAGACAATTTATTAAATGTCCGGAATTATTTTTTCGTTACAACTCCTTTTTCTACGACAAAATCATCCAATTCGTTTATATATCGACGTACAGTTTTATCCGTTATGTCAAGATAGTCAGCTATATCACTGACCATTACTTGTCCATTTATTAAACAGGCATTATAAGCATTTTCTAATTGTTGTTTTCTTTCTTCTTTTTTCTTATGACGAACATCTTGACTCTTTTGCCATGGAGCTTTGTCGCAGTCTGGTGTGAGCTTTTCCAGCTCGCCGCTGTCGTCGACGCGATGGATGGGATACTCGAACCACACGTTCAAGGGCTTGAAGGGCTCGAACTCTCGGAGCGTCCCTTCGATGCGCCAGGCCGTGCCAGGCAGGCCGACCTGGTCCGACGTGTTCAGCTGAATCATGTCCAGCAGGGCGTCGGCATCGCGGGCGAAGACGCCGGAGCCACTGGCCCGGTCCATGGACCGCTTGCTTCCCTGGGCGCCCTTGCTGTGATGGTGACAGTAGATGACGGCGCAGTTCAGCTCGGTGCAGACCTTGTCGAACTGATTGCATAAGTGGGCCATCTGGTCGGCGCTGTTTTCGTCGCCTGTGATGATCTTATAAATCGGGTCGATGATGATGGCCGTGTAATTCTTCTTGGATGCCCGGCGGATGAGCTTCGGCGCCAGCTTATCCATAGGGATGGATTTGCCGCGCAGTTCCCAAATGTCGATATTGGTAATGTTGTTGGCCGGCCATCCCAGGGCGTCATATACGTCCTTGAAGCGGTGCAGACAGCTCGGCCGGTCCAGTTCCAGGTTGACGTACAGGACGCGCCCCTGGGAGCAGTACCAGTTGAGCCACTTCCGTCCTTCGGCGATAGCAATGGCCATCTCGATGAGGGCGAAGGACTTGCCGGCTTTCGATGGGCCTGCCAGCATCATCTTGTGCCCTTTCCGCAGCACGCCCTCAATAAGTGACGGCGATAGCGGCGGCAGGTCGTTCCATACGTCTTTCAGGCTTTCTGGCTCCGGCAGGTCGTCGTTGACGGCCTCGATCCATTCACGCCATTCTACAAAGTTTTCCTTGCCCAGGTTGGTGTCGATGAGATACTGTTTCTTGCCATCCCGAATAACGCCAGGCATCCGGGACAACCGGGACGGGTTCCGGTTCTGCGTGTCGATGGCCAGGCCGTTCTTGCGGCAGATGGCATAGAGGTAGTCGACGCGCTTCCGATATTCTTCATAGTTGCCGGCATCGATGTGGACGATGGCATGAACGCTTTTCCCGCCGCTGTAGACCAGGCAGGCAACGGGCAGTTCCAGCTGTCGGATGATTTCGTTCTGCTTTTCCAGCTCCATCGAGTCGGACTCGACCAGGGCGAAACGGAAGTCCGTCACGTTTTCGTTACGGACGCCTTTGCCGTCCAGCGGATTGAACCGGATCCAGGCGCCGACCTTGGGGTTGTAGTCCCCCAGGACGGCTCCCAGGTCTCCGTCACAGACCGTCAGCTCTTCGATGAGTTCCCCTGCAGTACGGCCATAGTTCCCTTTATTCGGCAGGAACTTCCCGTCTTTTTCCCAGGAGCTCGTTACATAGCCGACGTAGTCGGTACTATCAAACAGCGTCGAAAGATACTTGATGAGGTCTTTGACCGGGTCCCAGTTATCACCGGGGGCTTCCAGCTCCCGCCCTTCGACCCAGTTCTTGTCAACAACGACCTGGTCATCCCGTTCGGGAATCATGTCGTCCCAGTCATAGGCGATGTCGGGGCCGGCTGATGAGGTCCAGCCGCCCCGCTTCGCCATGTCGACAATCGTAGCGCCGGTGACTAAAGACGTAGCGTTATTGTCAAAAGTGTTCCACTTCCGGACACATTCGCCGGAATGATACCGACCGGCGTCGCGAAGGCTCCAGGTATCCCAGTCGGCGACGCTGTAGCCTTCGAGTTTTAACGCCATGCCTACATTTACCCACTCCTGATAGGTGCAGAACGACGGGTCAATATAGTCCAGGAGGGGTATGAGATTGATGTTTTCCAATATGCCCGCCCTCCTTTATTCTGGCTGGTACGTCGCCGGGATGATACCGGCCGGCATCCGCCAGCCAGCGGCTGCAATACGCCCGATGAGCTTAGACGCCGCTGCAAAGGACCAGGTGCCGACATGCCGGAAGCCGCGGGCCTCCAACAGCCGGATTTGCCGAGCCGTTGCAAGCCCCAGTTCCTTGCGCTTGATGAGCCGGTCCAGTAACAGCTTGGCCTTGCCGGCGTTTTCGATTTCATCGGGGATGATACCGAACTTTTCCAGGGCCTTCAGCTGCTTGTCCGATGCCGGCATCATTTCCCAACCAAATGAAGGCACGTAATCTGCCAGGTCTTGCGCCTGGATGGACATTTCAAACTGCAGCGGATCTACCAGTTTCCGCTTGCGCTTCTTCATGGCTGCCAGCTTTTCTGCCAGAGCGGCTTCGCGGTCGGCGACGACGTCTTCTGCCGCTTCTTTTTCCAGGACTTCCAGGTCTGTTGGCTCGCCGGATTCGTTGAGCTTTTCCGTCATCTTCTTGGCCACGTCTTCCGTTTCGGCGATGAGGCATGCTGGACGGCACAGCTCGTGCTTTTCCGTATTCCAGAGGAAGTCGAGAAGCAGCACTTCTTCCTTGCCTGGGAAGAGCCGCGTACCGCGTCCGACCATTTGACTGTACAGGCTGCGGCTCTTTGTAGCCCGCAGGACAATGACGCAGTCTACAGATGGGCAGTCCCAGCCTTCCGTCAGCAGCATGGAGTTACAGAGGACGTTGTATTTGCCGGCATCAAAGTCGGCCAGGACCTGCGCCCGGTCTTCGCTGTTGCCATTGACTTCGGCGGCCCGGAAGCCGGCTTCATTCAGGATGTCACAGAATTTCTGGCTCGTTGCAACGAGCGGCAGGAAGACGACGGTCTTTCGGTCTTTGCAGTAGGCCTGCATTTCCCTGGCAATCTGGTCGAGATACGGGTCCAGCGCCGTCCCCAGTTCACCAGCCTTGTAGTCGCCGGCCGAAAAGCCGACGCCGGAAATATCGATCTGTAGTGGAATCGTCTGGGCTACGATACGGCAGAGATAGCCTTCTTTAATGGCCTGGACTAAGCTGTATTCGTAAGCCAGGCTATCGTAGTAGCTTCCCAGATTGCGCATGTCGGCCCTGTCCGGCGTGGCCGTGACGCCTAAGACCTTGGCATCACTAAAGTACTGTAAGACGCGCTGATAGCTGTCTGAGACGCTGTGATGGGCTTCGTCGATGATGATTGTGTCGAAGTAGTCCGCCGCGAATTGATGCAGCCGCTTTTCCCGTGTCAGTGTCTGGACACTGCCGACGACGATGCGCCGCCAGGACCCGAGGCAGGTCTGTTCGGCCTTTTCCACGGCACTTATCAGCCCTGTCGCTTTCTCGATTTTATCGCTGGCCTGCTCCAGGAGCTCGCCGCGATGGGCCATGATAAGGACCCGTTCGCCGACCCGGACCCGGTCCTCAGCGATTTTGGCGAAAACAATGGTCTTGCCACAATTATGGGTGATTGTAAAATCATCTAATAAATAACGGTTGTCTCCATCAACAGTAAAGCCGATGTATGCGCCTGTCCCAATGGATTCCACAGTGAATCCGGTAACAAGAACATTTTTCTTTTGTTTTCGTGGAGTAGCCATTTTCCGCTTAACTTTCATAGGGATTTTATCGCAGTTCCCACTAATACTAACCCGGTAGTATGTTCCTACAAAATTATTACATCCCTTTTTACAGGGTGTAACATAGGCCGCGAGCCCAACCGATCTACACATAAAGGCTAAATCATTAGAAAGGCGTTCGGATTTAGAAATAAAATCATAGCCGTTACATGTAAGATGGCCATCGCTATCTAACAATCCAGCAATGACGTTAAGACGTACGGCCACGGGCCCCGTTTTATATATATCAGGTACTTGTTTTGTAGCAGATGTTTTTCCTCTCATGCCTAAATCTTTCAAAGAACGAATAAAGGCAGAGCGAGTATATGCTTTTTTACTGGCAAAAATATAGGTTATCGCTTTTCCAGCAGGTTCTGTACGAATCCGCAAATCCAATAATTCTGCTTGTTGGTGAATGACATTCACCACTTCAGCATCCATGGTTGTGATACTGACAGAGGCTCCATTCAAATTACCATCTCCTAATAATATTCCCAAAAAATAAGGATCAATAGGATAATCGGCTTGATGAGAATGATAGAAAGTAATGGCATCTGCTCGAATCAGTTTGTGGATATGTTTTTTCCACTTGCTCCAGGTAAGCCATTCTTTTACAGAAACATCAATAATTTCACCACCATGTTTTTCACTTGGATATACAGGATGATTCGATTCTTTGGTTCGTTTTAACGTTAGCATATGATTTTCATCTACGACGAAAGTGTTGCCTTTTACCGGGCAAATTTTATACAAATATCCTTCTCCACGGATGATTTGAAGGATATGCCGGGGAGTACCATCGCTCCCCAATAGGCAATCTTTTAGCTGGACATCTTCCACCTTTTTAATGCTTCCATCCGCTAACAATACTTTTTCTCCGATGGCATGGCATCCTGTAGGAAGGACCAGGAGTGTTTTGGTATGGCCGCTGTCCCATTCATGCAGGACGGCCTGTTCGGCCTCCTGCTGATAGGGACGCAGCGTGACGTCGCTGCTCATTTAGAACGCCCCCTGTGTGTAAGTAGGACGCTGCGCCGGCTGACTCTGCGGCTGTGAAGCTTGGGAGCTGCCGTCTTGTCGTAGAAGCGTTTCACGTCGTTGTAATCTTTCCCATTGTACTTGCGGACGCTGACCTGCATACGGCCTGTCGCTCCGATGAGCTGATTCCAGGCAATTCGGAAATGGCCATCGCCACGCTGCATCATGCCGACAGCGCAGGCGAAGTTAGTCAGCTGCCATTCACTTTTGGAGTGCAGGAAGAGATTCTGGCGGATGCGCCCTTTCGTGCCGTCGGGCGTCTGCACTTCATATGTCAGCTTGGCCATCGGGCAGGGCGGCATCTTGTCGCTGCCGTCGAAGTGGGCCCGCTCAAAATCAACGATCGTAAAATCATAATCACCGGGAGGGACGATTTGAAACGAGTCTTCCACTTCGGTAAATTCATCATCCCAACTAAATGCGCGTTCTTCTGTCATTGTCATTACCTCCTAATCAAAACATTAAAACGGAACTTTCTTTAACTGATTGATAACCTGCAACATCTGCGGAAAAGCCGCTACCAGACATCCCATGACGAAGTCTTCCGGGTAATCTGCAATCGGCATATCGGCCGGGAAATATCCCTTATGAGCCACGGCCTGCTGAATATCCTGGGCTGTAACATTGTTGGCTGTCATGAGGTCTGCCAGGGCCTGGGGAATAGCTTCGGGTGCCTGGACGTCGGGCTGCTTGGTTTCTGCCTGGACAGGCGGCTTCGGCGATTCTTTGGGCGGGGCAGGTGCTTCCGGAATCAGATCCGGTTCAGCAGGTCCCGGCTGTGGCGGTACTGCCGGAGAAACGGGCGGCTGCGGCGGCGTTGTATTCATGACCGGGATGCAGTGCGCGATTTCCTGATAGTCAAAAGACAGTTCTTCGGCCAGGCCGTGCCGGTTCTTGGCATCCCAGCACGGGTTGTGTGCCGTGTACATGACCCGCTTGCCGCCGCTGACTTTCTTCTTGTTGTCCTTTGTCGTGATGACGATTTCCTTGTAATTCACAAAGAGAACCATGTCCGCCCATTCTTTGACCAGGGCGGCGCACTGGTTGCCGGCCTTTTGTCCCAATTTCAGCTCATACCGGTCGTATGCCCCCGTTTCTTCTGGGAGCTCGAACTTGCGGATAATGCTGTGAGCCGTCAGGACAACATTCATGCCGGCGTCAATCAAATCCGACAAGCTGTCTAAAAGCCGCCCGAATTCTTCTTTGACGTATGTGTAGCCCTTGCCATACCCGAAGTCTTCAATGCCTACCTTCCCATTGGACTGGCAGACAGCTTCTTCGCAAAGCCGTTCAGCCCAGTCCGCTGTATCAATAACCAGTGTATGGTAGCCCATCGTATCTCCCTTGAGGTCCTTGATATACTGCTTGAGCATCTGCCAGGACGTCGGCCTGGGCAGGCGGTCTACTTCGAGGTGCGACGTGCTGCCTTCCGTGTCGATGAACAGGGGTTTTGGGAATTGCGCGGCAAACGTTGACTTGCCGATACCTTCCGGGCCGTAGATGACAACTTTCTGAGGCTTTATGATTTTCCCTGAGATGATCTTCATGATTTACTCCTTTCTAAAACGTGCCAGGCGTCCACTTCGGCGTTTCTGCTTTCGGTGCTGACTGTGGGACTTCTTGCGGACGGTCTTCTTTGATGTATCCATCTTCGATGATGATACTGCAGGTGTCATCAGTCCCGACGCGGGTAGCGATGACCTGTAGCCCTTCCCCTTCCAGCCATTGGCCGAAGGCGGCCAGTGTTTCCGGGTCCATCTGTTCCAACTTATCCATGAGGACAAAGCCGCAGTCCGGGTTGAGCTTGCGGACGATGGCCGTAGCGACCTGCAGTTGTTCTGCGCCGCTCATGCAGTCCCACTTCTGTCCGTTATACGTCAGCTCGCCATCCTGGACCGACAGCCCTGGCAGGGGCATGTCTGCCGAATCCAGCAGTTTCATCCGCTGATCTTTCACGGATTCAATCTGCTGGGTCAGGTCGCCGTACTGGCCGGCCAGCTCATCGGCTTCGGCCTGGACCCGGTTCTTTTCGGCATTGGCCCGTACTTTGGTGTTGATGGCGTCAATGTTGGCGATATCCTGTTCCAGTTCGGCCGTGCTTTCATCTTGCAGGTTTTCGGCTGCCTTCCTTGCTGTTACACAATCCTGTTCGGCCTGCTTCAGTGCTGCTTTTGCCCGGTCAAAGGCAATCTGCGCTTCTGCCAGTACCTTGTTGTAATGGGCTTCTTTTTCCCGCTTGCGCTGGTTTTCTCCATTCTTTGCCAGGATGGCCTGCTGTCTCTGGATGAGCTCGGATGCGCTGACCGGTTCTGCCGGCGCATCGGGATACCAGGCCATTTCTTCCGCATGTTTTTTCTTGCGGTCAGCAATCCGGCCGACTTCCAAGCGTTGATTGTACAGTGACTTTTCCTGGCGGTCTAAAACGGCCAGCTTGTCCCCGACGCCGATAATCTGTAAGAGCGTTTCGGCCTTTTCATCGTTCCGGGCATCCATGAATTTCGGCAGGTTCAGGGCCAGCTTTTCGATGAAGCTGTCTAAGAGCTGCTGGCCGGCTTTCTGCCCTGACGGGTCGATGACATGAAGAGCCGAAGACTTACCCTTGCGTTCCACTACCAGGCCGTTGCTGAGTTCGATGTGGATAGACGGCGGAGCGGCGCTGCCAATACGCTGCGATTCGGACGGCTTGAGTTTGTTGCCGCCCAGTGCCCAGGCAATGGCATCCAATACAGAAGTCTTGCCCTGGCCATTCCGGCCGCCGATGACGGTTAAACCGTTTTCCGTTGGCGTCAGCGTAACGGCCTTGACGCGCTTCACATTTTCAATTTCTAACTGTCTGATTTTTACTGACATAATAGCCTCCATCTGGTATAATAAATTTGAGTATTTTGGTATGTGGCTGTTGTCGGCGGTTGCCGGCAGCAGCCATTTTTTCAGTAGCGGATGACCAGGCGCTGGCCCGGTTTCAGTGTTGGGTCCAGACCCAGGCCGTTGTTGACCTGAATCTGGTAGATGACCTCCCGGATATCCTGGCCGGTCTTGTCGGCTACAGGGCCAGCGATTTCCCACAGCGTTTCGTCTGTGTCGACGACGTGGATGATAGCTGTGTCGTTCGCAATTGTTTCGGCCTGTGACCAGGGCGTTGCACTGCCGAGATACAGCCCGACCCCGAAGGCCATGGCGATGGCCAGCCCCGTCCGGAGCGTTCGGAAGGGTGGTTTACGCTTTGGCTTGGTCAGTCCATGATCGTAAATTTTCATCGTTTTCATGTTTCCCACCTCCTTCCACGAAGCCAATCAACTGAGTTTTTGTACACCGGACGGTACGACCATACCGGAACCCGATATCATGAATAATTTCGTAAGCCTGGTTCATACCAATCCGCAAAAATTCGGCCACATCTTTTGCCGTTAAAATAGGGGGCAATCCATTGTAAATGTCTTGATTCATGATTTCCTCCTTTCTTCTCCCGTTCTGGTATAATGACCATGAAGGGAGGTGATAACTATGCGCATCAATATAGATTTGCTAAGGAACATTCTTTTAGATGTTGCTGATTGTCCAGCGTCAACAGTTGCTAATAGCCATTGTTTTACCTATCCGCAAACATCTCAAGCTGAAATCAATTACCATATTTACCTTTTAGTTAATCAAGGGTATTTAAGTGGTATCGATGCAAGTTCAAAAACAGCCCCATACTATTATTTGAACATCGGGTTGACGTTAACAGGCCAATCCTTTTTAGACTCCGTATCTGATGATACTGTTTGGAAGAAAACAAAATCTTATATGAAAGAACACGCTATTGAACTTTCATTTAAGGCAATATCATTTGTTGCAACTCATATTTCTACTACTTAATTTTTCGATTTCCCCGGCAATCGACTGGTCTAATATGTCTATCAATTGCCGGGTATTTTTTTGGTCCCAATGCGGGACGATTTTCATCTGATCGATGAGGTAATTTTCCATTGTTATCAGCGTCTGCAATCGCATTAGCTGAAAACGGCGGTTATCCGGTTGTTCTGGTTTTATCATTTCGCCCACCCCGCCGTTAACGTTGCACCGGCCTGCTGTTCGGCTTCATTAATCCATTCCTGGACTTTATCAGTCGCGTCGGATGTTCCATCAGAAGAATATACAAGGACGTCGATACAGGCTGCCCGATACCCTTTTGCCCGTGCTGCCAGTTCTTTTGCGTCATCTTTTTCAAACGTCGATTCTGGGAATGTTAATTCCGGATTCTTTGCTGATTCTTGAGCATAGATGGCTGCTCTCCAGGCCGCTTTAAAGTTTGCTTCCAGTGTCGCTCTTTCATTCTTCGTCATACTACCATCTCCTTTATTCCAACGATGCGCCGAGTTTTTCTTCTGCTTCGTCAGCCCAGCCGCGGACAATTTCCGTGGCTTTACTTTGCTTCATGGATGCTTCCAGGGCGTCCCCAATGGCGTACATGTACCCGCGAGCAATGTCGGCTTCTCCTTTCGCGCCTTCTTTGGTCCAGCCGTTTTTTCCTTCCTTTGCCCACTGCTGTACGCAGATTGCCTGCCCCCAGCGTTGCTGGAAGCGGTATTTCAATAATTCCTTTTCCTTGCTCGTCATGCTTCCTGCCTCCTTAAATGTACATTTTGTACATTTTTATGGTAAAAAAATAGTGTCAACAGTTTCACCCAAAGCCTTGGAAATTCGTAGAGCTAATTTAAAGGACGGGGTTCGCTGATTAGCTTCAATAAACGCTATATACCGCTGTGATACCCCGGTTTTATATGCCAGTTCTGTCTGGCTTAATCCTTTTTTCTGCCGATATTCCTTAATTCTGTTTCCCATCATATCACCTCCCTCGCCTTCTTATGTACAAATTGTACAGTACATTTTGTAGATTGTCAAGTCCTATTTTGTTATAATATGAACATACAGTACAGTAATGATAAGGCGGTGATTGTATGAACGGAAAACGATTAAAAATGTTACGTGAAGAAAAAGGATTGACGCAAAAAGACCTGGCTGAAAAGCTTTCATTGACTCCAAAAGCCATTTCCTTTTATGAATTAGGCTCTCGTGAGCCATCAGGAGATGCTTTAATACGTATGGCACATATACTGGGAACGACTACAGATTATTTATTAGGTAATTCGACTACAAAAGAAGCGGATCAGAAAGTAGGCCGCGGCGTTCGCATCCCGGTGCTGGGGCGCGTCGTGGCAGGCATACCCATAGAAGCCGTAGAAGAAATATTAGATTACGAAGAAATCACCCCGGAGCTCGCCGCAACTGGTGAATTTTTTGCACTGCAAGTCAAGGGTGATTCTATGTTACCAAAATTAGAGGAAGGTGATGTGGTCATTGTAAAAAAGCAGGCAGATGTGGAAACAGGAGACATTGCCATTGTCCTGGTCAACGGAGATGAAGCCACCATCAAGCAGGTTAAAAAAGTCACCGGCGGCATTATGCTTTACGGCTTCAATCCGGATGTGTATGAGCCCCACTTCTACTCAAACCAGCAAATAGAAGAACTGCCTGTCCGGATTTTAGGGAAAGTCATTGAAAGCCGTCGGTCTTGGTAAGTTAAAAGGAGGTAATGTAAATGAACGGCACACTTATTTTAGGTATCGTTGAAATTCTAATTATCATTTGGTACATATTAGCGAAGAAAAATCCACAAAAATACGCTCCATTTTTAAAAGCTCCTTATGGTAAAAAACGAGGCCTTATATTTTTAGTGGCTTTTATAATTTGTGGCTTTATTGGAATGGCCATAAATCCCCAGCCAGCTACGCCAGCCTCTCAGCAAACTCAGCAAACACAACAATCAACAGAAAAGGCATCAAAGCCCAAAGAACAAACTAGCAGTAAAGAATTTGATGCTTATAAAAAATTTGTTTCAATCCCCATGGGTAGCGATTACGATACGGTAAAAAACACATTAGGAGTGAATGGCCAATTAAAGCATGAAAATGAAATAGCCGGCATTAAGAGCCAGGCATATGAATTTAAAATCGGGTCGGCCATTGCTATGATGACTTTCCAAAAAGGCCGCCTTACCAGCAAAGCAATGGATAGTCTCTCCTTCTACAAACAAAAAGGAGAAAAAATTACCATGCCCGAATTCAATCAGATCCAAATCGGCATGTCTTATGAACAAGTCAAAGAAATCTTCAAACGTGATGGGTTGCTAAAGTCTGAAACAAATATCATGGGCACTGGATCACGACTAATCTCCTGGATTAATTCGGATGGTTCAAATGCTATTATTACTTTCGGACCAAACGGAGTAGACTCTAAAACACAAACTAATTTAAAATAATAGCAACATATGAAATATTCAACTTTGTGAATAAATTTATTAAAAAAGTAGTTGGCCATGTCAAAATATTGCATATTTAAATTAAATAATGAATTCTCGTAATAAAAGAAACATATCCCGGTTATCGTGTTCCAGCACGGCCCGGGATATGTTAATAAGGGAAGGAGGTAACTCATGCACGTTTACAAAAAGCCGTCAGGGCTATGGGCCTACAAAATTGACATCGGTAAAAACCCACGAACGGGGAAACGGCAGCAGAAAGAAAAAGGTGGTTTCAAGCGGGCCAAGGATGCCAGGATAGCTGGAGAGGAAGCACTGCAGCGATATCGGACTAAGGGCTTCGCGCGGCCGGAATCTGTGACGTTTGGGGATTTTGCAAAAGAGTGGCTAAAAGCATACGCGATTACTGCTAAAGTATCCTCTGTTCGGATCCGAAAGCACCAGCTGGGGCACCTGAACCGGTACTTTGAAAAAATCCCCATTCAAGAAATTCACAAGAAGCAATATCAGGATGCTTTATTGTCTCTTACCAAGACGCTGGCTCCGAATACAATATCAGGTATCCATGCTACAGCCAAAATGATTTTCAAACGGGCCATAGAATACGAGCTTATTTATTCAGACCCGACGGAATTCGCTACAGTGCCCCGGCCAAAGAGGAAAATCGTAGATCCAGACGAAAACGTCCCTGCTTATCTGGAAAAGTCTCAGCTTCTCGATTTCCTGCAAACAGCGAAGGAAAAAGGAATCGCGCCCGATTATCCTTTATTTATGCTGCTGGCTTATACGGGCTTGCGGATCGGAGAGGCCCTGGCTCTCACCTGGGAAGATATAGACTTCAAGCAGAATATTGTCAAAGTGTCAAAAACACTTTACAATCCGACGAATAACGCTGAAAAATATGAGCTTCTCCCTCCGAAAACAAAAACATCGGTCCGAGTGGTCACCATGCCGGCACACCTAGAAAAGGTACTGGCTGCATTCAAGTTCCAAGTCTCTAACCTCCGGATAGAATATAAAGAGTTGTGGCACTATCCCAAGGGCAGTAAATTAGGCTTCGTTTTTACGGCTCCGGCCCATCCTGGGCATCCTCTTACCCAGCGGCTCGTACAGACTCGTATAGACCGTATTCACCGTTTGATGGATAACCCGGTGAGCCTTCACATACACCCCCATATTTTCCGTCATACCCATGCTTCCCTGCTGGCAGAGGCCGGGATAGACCTGGTACAAATCATGAAACGTTTGGGCCATGCTGACGATACGACGACGCGACAGATATATCTGCACATCACCAAAACGCTGGCCACAGAAACAGCAGAAAAGTTTGACGAGCTGCTAAATAAGGCATAA